AGAAAGGTATTATTGCTGATGGTGATGGTGTTACATTGCGTCTTTTTGCAATCAACTTTAATATGGTTGGTGCAGGTGGAGACATTAGTAATGATCCTAACTTAGCAATACAAGCAAACGAAGTTACTGAGACAAACAACGGTGATGTATCTTATGTAAGTATTGACCAGAAAGGAGATTTCAGAGTTGGCGAAGCATTCTTTGTTGATCAAGAAAATGGTACAGTATCATTCTCACAACAAGTAACAAGTCTACAAGCACTATCTAATCTAACAATTACTGATGGTTCAAATAGCAGTCAGATTACACCTAATAGTGGTACATTTGGTAACATCCAGATAGCAGGAAATAATATAGAATCTACTTCTGGAGATATTAACATTGACCCAGCTGGTTCTGGAGATATTAATATTACTGGTGATGTAAACATCTTAGGTATCTTAACTGCTACAGTTATTCAGTTAGATGCGTTCCAAAAGAACGATACTTCTATTGCTCTAGATGATTCTGGTGCTAATGGTACTATCAGATTAAACACTGATAATGTTGAAGGTATGCGTCTTGATGCCAATCAGAAAGTTGGTATTGCAACTGCCGCACCTAGAGACAGATTAGATGTTCTAGACACTGCTAGATTTGAAAGGATTAATGCTACTGGTGTTGTAACTTTCAGTGACATTGCTGATGTCAATAATATTGATATTGTTGATGCTAAAATCACTGCAGGTTTATCAACTGATTTTGCAATAACAAATGCTAAGATTCAATCTGGTATCATCACTGATATCGTTGGTACTGCAGCAACAATCACAACGATTGATGCAAATGCACTTGATGCTGTTGACGCTAAAATCAATACAGGAATCGTTACTAACTTTACAGTTGGACAAACAATAGGTAATGGTTCATTAACAATCAACTCTCCTGTTGGTCTTAACAGTCATACAGATATACCTGACAATGTTGAAGTAAGAATTGGTGACAATACAGACTTCAAGATCTATCATCAAGATACTGATGCATTTAATAACAGAGGACATGTTATTTTACAGCATGCTAATGGTAATACAACTTATGGTAGAGTCCAAGTAAGAAGTGATTACTTCAGTGTTCAAACTGCTGCAGGTAATAGTGACTTCTTGATGACAGATGATAAGACTCTTAAATTGATGTATGCAGATACTAATGCATCTGGAGTCGGTGATAGAGTAATTATTAGAGCATCTGGTACAGAGTTACTTGGTATTACATCATTCATAGACAATGGTGTTTACAAAGGAGAAGTTTCAATCGGAACTTCTATTACAGCAACAGCAGGTGTTGTAACTGCAAATGCTGTAGATCTTGCTGATGCAGATATTCTTGATGCTAAAATCACTGCAGGTTTAGCAACTGATTTTGCAATAACAAATCTAAAATCACAATCTGGTATCATAACCGATTTGAATGTCGCATCTGACATTAGAGTTGGTGGTGCTATGACTGTTACTGGTATAGCAACATTCTCACAAGATGTATTTGTTGCAGGTAACTTAAATGTTACTGGTGATGTTGTATATGATGAGATAGATGGTAGAAATATAAACATCTCTGGAATATCTACTCTAAATAATTTGATCGTAACTGGTGTCAGTACAATATCTGACCTTCTGATCGGTGCAGGTAGTTCTACTACTAAAATAACAACTAATAGTGGTGAGTTAGTATTAGATTCTGCAGTAGGTCAAGTTACAATTCAAGATAATGTTCATGTCGTTGGATATGCAACATTTAAACAAGGATTATACTATCGTTCTGATCAGGGTGGAAGCACTGGTATAGGATATAGTGGTCCTAATGGTATGGCATACTTTGAGGATGATGGTAGATTAGTTAGTTCTGCAAGCACTGTAGGATTCTTAACTACCTCTGCATATGTTATGACAACAAATGCATCAGGTGTTCCACAGTGGACTAATTCAATTGATGGAGGCTTCTTCTAATGGCAAAACCTAGTAGTAGAGTAACATTACAAGACTATGTTTTTAGACAACTTGGTGCTCCTGTATTGGAGGTTAATGTTGCTGATGAGCAGTTCGATGATTTACTAGATGACTCTCTACAATATTTTTATGAGAGACATTTTGATGGTGTAGAAAAAGTATTGCTAAAATATAAATTAACAGAAGATGATATTAAAAGAGGTAGAGCTAGAGGTGGTGATAATACATTAGGTATTACAACTACAACAACTACATCTGGTGATTTTGAAGAGAACTCAAATTACTTGACAGTTCCTGATTCTGTAATTGGTATTGAAAAGGTCATGAACTTTGACAGTAGTGGACTTAGTAATGGTATGTTTAATTTAAAATATCAACTATTCTTAAATGATATTGCATTCAATTTAGGATACGATGGTCTTCTAAATTATTCTATGACAAAAACATATCTAGAAGATATTAACTTCTTATTGACAACATCAACACAGGTCAGATTTAATAAAAGAAATAATAAATTATATCTTGATATTGATTGGGCATCTGCAACAGTAAGTCATTTTGTATTGATAGAGTGTTACAGAATTATGGATCCTGCAAATTATGCAGGAGTATATAACGACTCATTCTTAAAAAGATATGTTGTTGCAAAAACTAAAAAACAATGGGGACAAAACCTCATAAAATTCCAAGGAGTAAAACTACCTGGCGGGACTGAGTTAAATGGCAGACAAATTTATGAAGATGGTGACTTAGAGTTAAGAGAACTCGAACAAAATATGCTATCTACTTATGAAGTTCCTGTACTTGACATGATTGGATAATGCCTGTATCACCTTTTTTCCAACACGGTTCACCCGAAGAACAGAGATTGGTACAGTCTCTGGTAGACGAGCATTTGAAAATGTTTGGAATAGATGTTTATTATATTCCTAGAAAATTAATAGCGACTGATGATATATTAGGTGAGGTTCAGTCATCTAAATTTAATGATAATTATTTGATGGAAGCATATCTAAACAACTATGAAGGATATGCAAAAGGTAGTGATATAATGACTAAGTTTGGTATAAATTTACAAAACGAAATTACACTAACAATATCTAGAGAAAGGTTTGAAGATTTTATAGCACCATTTCAATTTAACTCTACTAACTTACAAGGTGATCAAGATGGTGATTTATTATTTGGAACAAGACCTAAAGAGGGAGATCTTATATTCTTCCCATTAGGAGAAAGATTATTTGAAATAAAACATGTAGAACATGAGATGCCTTTCTTCCAGTTGGGTAAAAATTATACTTATGAATTGCAATGTGAACTCTTCCAGTTACAAGACGAAATTATTGACACCAATGTTGCTCAAATTGATACTAGATTGAGTGAAGAAGGAAATATAACAACTGTTGTTCTTGCAGGTATTGGTTCTACAGCACAAATAGCTGTAGATACATTTGCACCGTCAGGAGCATTGCAGAAAATTACATTAAATGACGATGGATCTGGATATACAACTCCACCAAGTATTGTTGTAAGTCCATCACCTGCAGGTGTATCAGATGCTATGGGTCAGGCAGTTGCTATTACAACTCAAAAAGGTCTACTCAACGCAATAGATTTTGTTGCAATTACCAATCCTGGTTTTGCATATGTTGAACCACCTACAATAGGATTTGGAACGCCAGGTGTGGGTGCTGCTGCAACTGCTACATTGACTAACTCAGGTATTGGATCTATTAGAATTTCACAACCAGGTTCTAATTATGTTTCTGCACCTATTATAACTATACAACATCCATCAGATGTTGGAATTGGAACTACAGGAACTGTAGGTATTAAAACAGGTCAAGTACAAGCAACTGCTGTAGGAATAATACAAGGATCTGTTCTTTCTAGCATATTCTTAACTAATGCAGGTTCTGGATATGAGGGCATTCCAACTGTTACAGTTAGTTCTCCTCTAGCAATAGGAATAGGAACATATCACCTAAATGAAAGAGTGGTTGGATCTGATTCTGGCACTGAAGCATATGTACAAAGTTGGAACGAAACTACTAGAGAATTACAAATTACAATAAATACTGGTGATTTCAGAGCAGGAGAGTTTATAACTGGTACTGCATCGTCTGCAAGATACCAAGTGCTTTCATACACTGATGACTTAAGTGATCATGCTGCAGGATCTGAATACAACATGAATGAAGAATTTGAAACTGCTGCTGATGCACTTTTAGACTTCACTGAATCTAATCCCTTTGGAGATGTATAATGTTAGGTACTTATTTTTACCATGAAATTATAAGAAAAACAATTATCGGTTTCGGTACATTGTTTAATGATATTCAAATCAGACATGAAGATAGGAATGGAGGAACTCTTAGTGAAACTAAAGTCCCTTTAACTTACGGTCCTAAACAAAAATTCTTAGCAAAATTACAGCAACAGGAAGAACTATCAAAAGCAGTTGCTATAACATTACCTAGAATGTCATTTGAGATGAATGACATGTCATATGATCCTAGCAGAAAATCAAGCATTACTAGAACATTCAAAGCAACTGATACTACAGACAATACTAAAGCAAAGAAAGTATATCTTCCTGTCCCATATAACATAGGATTTGAATTAAATGTAATGACAAAATTAAATGATGATGCATTACAAATTGTAGAACAGATATTACCATTCTTCCAACCTGCATTTAACATTACAATAGACTTAGTAAGTTCTATTGGAGAGAAAAGAGATATTCCTATTGTATTGGAAAATATTAATTTTGAAGATGAGTATGAATCAGATTTTCAAACTAGAAGAGTCTTGATGTATACTTTTAATTTTAATGCTAAAACTTATCTCTTCGGTCCTGTCGCAGATAGTACAGATGGACTAATCAAAAAAGTTCAAGTGGATTACTATTCTAATACTGAAACAGATACTGCTAAGAGAGAAATGAGATACAAAGTACAACCAGATCCTTTAACTGCAGGACCTGCAGATGACTTTGGATTTAGTGAGAGCACTGAGATGTTTAGTGATTCTAAGATTTACAGTCCAACTAGAAGAGAGGATGTATAATGTCTAAACCAATAGACGACGCATTAAATACTACATCTGATGATCATGCTTATGTACAAAAGTTTAATAAGCATAAAGATGTACCTGAGAAAAAAGATCATGGTGCTGAGATAGATAAAGACTATCAATACTCCAGAGCACAGTTATATAACTTAATAGAAAAAGGGCAAGAAACTCTGGATGGTATAATGGATGTAGCAAATGAATCTGGATCTCCTAGAGCATTTGAAGTGGCAGGTCAGGTCTTAAAGTCAACTGCTGATATAGCAGACAAACTAATGGATCTTCAAAAAAAGGTGAAAGAAATTGACGAGACTAAAAACAACACTACAAATCATGTTACTAATAACGCTATTTTCACTGGCAGCACTGCCGAGTTGCAGAAACTCATCAAGAAAGGATTCTTAGATACTAAATAAGGCTAGAATAAATTATAATTCATGTCAGAAGTAAAGAAGGAAGAGAAAGGTATCTTTGGCAAAATCAAAGATAAAGTACTTCCTGATCAGGACGAACAAGCTGCTATTATTAGTACCTTTGTGCGTCTTGGTGTTTTGGTATGGTCAGGTGGTATACTAACATTAAACTATGTTGCTATACCTGGTGTACCTCAACAAAAGATAGATCCAACTTTCATAGCTTCGGTTTTTACAGGAGTTTTAGCTAGTTTTGGCATCCAAACGGCTAGTAAGAAAGGTGATGGAACTATGAAAATGCCACCTGGCGGTGGTAGTGGACCTAATGGTAATATATCTAAAGCAGATATGGAGAGGTTGATTGACAAAGCAACTCAAGCAGCACCCGTACAGACTATTAGATTAGAACAAGCACCATTGGTCATTAACCCCTCAACTCCAAAGAAAAGTTAATCATGCAAAAAGTTATTAATGGAATCGCTATTTTCTCAGGTGCAGTAGCACTTGGAATAGTCGGTCTTGGTGGATATGTATTCATCAGAAAAGATGCTATAATAGATAGTGTCAAAGGTAAAATTATGGAATCAGTTATGCCTAGCATACCTGGTGTTGGTGGATTAGGTGGTTCATTACCTGATCTTGGTGGCGGGGCTGAGAAGTCAATACCTCCTGTAGGTACAGGGTTTGGCATTCCTAGTTTGTAAACTAACTTTTTATTATGTTTAAATATGATGCGATTTCTCCTCCTGTCTCAGGATGGTTAGAAATTTCTTTGGATACAGAGGTAATTGATTATCTCTGGAAAGTTATCCATGCGTCAAGATTTCCTGGCTTAAATGTAAAAGGATCTCTTGCAGGTAACATTTCAAAGAGTACAGGTCTTAAAGATACAGATGACTGGTTTTTAAATAATGTGCTAAAGGATTGTGTTGAGAACTATAAAAAAGAATTTCCATTTACAATTAGAAAACCTGACACTATATCAGATCGCAATATAGCGTTAGATGGTTTCTGGGTTAATCATCAAAGGAAACATGAGTTTAATCCTGCACATGATCATTCGGGTGCATACTCGTTTGTTATATGGATGAAGATACCAACAGAATCAAAAGAACAGCACAGTCTACCTTTCTTACAAGATGTTGGACAACCATGTGCTTCTAATTTTGACTTGACTTATATTGATACAACAGGTACAATATATCCATATCCATATTTTATGGATCCTGATAAGGAAGGTAAGATGTTATTTTTTCCTTCTACATTTAAACATTGTGTATATCCTTTCTATGTTAGCGATGAAGAAAGGATCTCAATATCTGGTAACATTTTTTATACATAAAAGTAAAGATTGAACATGGCACTCTCAGACAAAACTCAAAAACTATTTGATAAATTTGTTGAATGGGACAAGAGACTTATTAAAAAGTTTCAAGATAAGTTTGGGTTGTCAGATTATCAAATGAAATGCATAGCGTTTGCCAAGGGGTTTATAATAGGTGCAATCCTTCTCTGATAAAATTAAAGAATCCATAGATCCTATAAAACAACATATAGAAGGTGATGGTGGGAGTGTAGAATTTATTGAGTTAACAGAGGACTTAATAGTAAGACTTAAAGTATCTGGATCTACTAAACCATGTTTTGATTGTCCAGACCCTATGAAATATTGTACTCCATGTATAATGGATACAAGACATCTACAAAGTGAAATAAGAAGACATCTTACAGAATCTTTTTCGGAATTGAATGGCATTGAATACGATTGACACAGTAACTGTCAAAAAAGAGTTACCAATTTTTACAGTAAAGTTACCTGAGTTAGATGTTTCTCATGTAATAGAAGAGTACAGAAATTTATATCCCGAAGATTATAATAAAGAATTACCCAATGCTCCTGTGAGATCTTCTTGGAGAAGTAACATGTGGGCAATGGACTATCCTAAATTAAAATCATTTGTTTCTATAGTCACTAAATGTTGTGAAACTGTTGGTCGTGACTATTTCCATATGAGAGAAGATACAAAATTTGAATGCAATAATTTATGGATGATGTGTTATAATAAAGGTGATTATGCAAAACCACATAATCATTTTCCAAACGATCTATCATGTGTATATTATGCTAAAGTAGATAAGGATAGTGCTCCTATAATTTTTGAAGGAGATGTAGAAATAAAACCAGTTAATAATTTATTAATAATTTTCCCGTCGTTGCTCTTACATGAAGTTCCATTAACAAACGGTCAGCGAACCGCAATATCACTGAACTTTCGAGCAAATTAACATCATACATAATATTAATTAATCACTATTATTAGTTTATGTTATCAACAGCATATCGTCTACGGTTAGTAGAAATCTGCAAATCAATTGCAGCAGGTCAAGAGGTGAATTTGGAAGACATGATATGGGCAGAGAAACTGTCAAAAGCAAACACATCTGCTAGAGGTATGTTAAGTTCGGCACGAAGATTAAACAGGGATGATGACTCGTCTTTTCTTAAGTACTTGGATATCGGGGACTCTGATCCAAGGTTACACAAAAGGGGTTTCAGTGGAGCAGATGATATAGCAGATTGGTTTAAACATAAAAGGTCAGATGACTGGAGGCAAAGAGATTGATAGTCCACTCAGTCAATATAATGGTGTTGATACTAGTGATAGCAGTTACTATTGTCATCGCATATATAATGAAGATGGCATATGAGGAGATGAATGGCTGATCAAGATGTGTATCTTGGTAATCCGAATCTAAAGAAAGCAAATACAAAGGTTGAATTTTCTACAGATCAGATTCAAGAGTTTATTAAGTGTAAACAGGATCCGATATATTTTGCAAAGAATTATATAAAGATCGTTTCTCTTGATGAAGGTCTTGTGCATTTTAAAATGTGGGATTTTCAAGAAGAACTAATTAGAAATTTCCACGAATCTAGATTTAATATATGTAAGATGCCTAGACAGACTGGTAAGTCAACCACATGTGTTGCTTACCTGTTGCATTATATTGTTTTTAATGATAGTGTTAATGTAGGTATTCTGGCAAACAAAGCAGCAACTGCTAGGGAATTATTAGGTAGATTACAAACTGCCTATGAAAATTTACCTAAGTGGATGCAGCAAGGTATATTGTCATGGAATAAAGGATCAATGGAGTTAGAAAATGGATCTAAAATACTGGCAGCATCTACCTCTGCAT